TCAGAAGTATCTGATACTACTTTAGCATCAGCTGTTACTGAAGCTCCTTTTATATTGGCAATAGTAAGACCTATTACCACAGTTGTAGTAGAGCTTGGTACAGTATATACGTCTACTAATGTAGCGTCTATACCAGCTTTAGTTTTTAATTTAAATGTGTTAGTTGCCATTTCTATTTCCTATATTATCCAAGGGCAATTGCCATAGCAACCGCATCGTTTTCGTCTGCACCCCATGCTGCTGTTCCAGCTGAAGCATATCTTAATATCTGTCCTGCAGCACCACCTGAAGGTATGTGTTTATTACCATCACTTGTTGGGTGAGTATAATTATTAGCACTAGCAGCAATACCAGCTAACTTACTTTGTTCAGCATCACTGAATTCGTTAGTATCTGAATTAGCTTCATAAGCTGTCTTAATATGGGCAGCTGTTATAGCCCCTGTTTGGCTATTAACACTTAATACAGCATCTGTAGGTGTAGCTAGTAAAGTAAAATCTCCCATAGTACCAGCAGTACCACCATTATGAACATAGCTCTTATTCTCATCAGATCGAACTACAACATCACCTTCTTCTGTAGTTAATGCTAAGTGTGCTGATTGATTAGCTGCAGTTTGAACTGTAGTTAATGCTAATGGGGCTGCTGAAAATTCTGTTCCAGATAATGTAATACCTGTGCCAGCTGTATAAGTTGTATTTGTATCTGTGGGTACTACCCAAGCATTGTCGCCTCTAAGGAACGTAGTATTCCCAGCTGTACCTGTAGCTGATAATTCAGCTATTCCTACAGCATCGTCTGCTAAGTGTTCATTATCAATACTAGCTGCTGCGTAATGTTGGCTATCTACTGCATCATTAGCAATAGTTAAAGCACCGTCACCACTTGAAGTTACATCTCCTGTATGGTTTGGATGGGTATATGAACTGCTTGTTATTTCTACCCAAGCCGAATCATTATAATAATATAATTTATTATCAGTAGTATTAAAATATAAATCACCTTCGTCTAAAGAACCGGTAGGAGCTGAACTTGCTACTCTATATCTATCAGCAAAGCTATTAACTCCTGCAATATTATCAGCAACAGTGTTCATATTAGTTACATTATCTGCTGTACCCAATGTATTCATATCTGAAACTACATCTGCAGTTCCTAATGTATTTAGGTCAGCTACTACATCTGCTGTACCTAAAACAGCTAAATCAGCAACAGCATCAGCTGTTCCAAGCCTACCTATTTCAGTAGCCTTACCTGCAACTGTTGTAACATCTGAACTTATACCAGCTACTGTAGCAATATTACCAACAACACCTGAAGCTCCAAGAGTCGCCATGTTAGTTACATTAGCACCTGTTCCGAGAGTATTCATATCAGTTACTACATCAGCTGTACCTAAAGTATTTAAGTCAGCCACAACATCAGCGGTTCCTAAAGTATTCAAATCAGCTACTACATCAGCAGTACCGAGGGTGTTCATATCAGCAACAACGTCAGCTGTACCCAAAACATTCATATCAGCTACTACATCAGCAGTACCAAGAATTGCCATATCTGCTACAATAGCTGAAGTACCTAATATTGCCATATCAGCTACAGCGTCTGCGGTACCTAATCTACCAATTTCTGTAGCTTTACCTGCAACAGCCCCAATATCTGTAGCATCCGCAGCAACTGCATTAATATTTGTTGCGTTTCCAGCAACCGAAGTTACATTGCTCGATATACCAGCAACTGTTGTAACATTGCCACTTACTCCGGCTACTGTTGATACATTAGCTGCGATACCAGATACTGTATTAATATGTCCTTGTTCTGTAGTTGTAGGAGTTGTTCTAACCCATGAGGTGTTGCCTAAATCGTACACCATCATTACATTATTACTAGTATTGAAGTATAATGCTCCGTCTAATAAAGTAGCACCATCATTATCTACTGAAGGATTGGAACTCTTAGTTCCTAGATATCTATCATCAAAAGAATCATAAGATGCCGCGGCACTTGTTGCACTAGCTGCCGCCGCTGCAGCTTTTTCTTCAGCTAAACGCGCGTCTTCACTTGCATTTGCAATTAGTTCCGCATCGGCAACTGTTCCTTCATAAAACGAATTTCTTGCCATAGTTTATCTCCTTAATTATAAGCCTTGGAACCCTTGTAAACGCATCTGTACATTTGCACCTTTTAATTCTGCGTTGCTAGCTCTCATATTCGTAGCTGCTATCTGCTCCATAAACAAACGAGTAAACTTTGCGACATCCTCATCATTTCCTAAATATTCTGATCCTACCGATAAAGCGGCATATAAAATTATTTCATAGTCGTTTAGTAGCCAGCTATCTTTTTCTACATCTGCGTGATTTATCGTGCAATCCCCGTAACCATTAGCAGGGGAATAAGCAGCGTATGTAGCCCCAGTAGCAGCATTTGATTGTCTTGTTAAAGCTGTACAAAATGCGCTAGTAGATCTAAATACTTCTCCATTAGTATAAAGTGATCCTATAGCATAGTCTACCTTATAGTATTTAACTCTATAAGGCCCGGAAGCATTAATATTTCCAGAAGAATCCGTTAATACAAATTCTCCGGCATCCCTAGCAAAAGCATTACAAATAGAATGCTTATCTGAACTAAACAGATTCCTTGTATCAGTTCTACTTAAAATAATATCATCATTGTCACTTGTACTTGTCCATACCCCATCCGCGGACTCACATAAAGCGGGAGTTGTGTTAACAGTTGGGTTGACACTACATGAACCTGCGCCTGTCTTCCTAATTTCAATTAATTCTACAAAATCTGCAGGAATAGTAATACGAGAATCGGTAACGGTAAAAACAACTGTCTTTTCTAATGCGGGTACTCTTAATAACTCATATATTTTAGCTTCCCCCATCTCAATAAACTGGTCTAACTGTGCATTTGTTAAGTCAGAGCGGTTTAGCCAATCTGCTACGGTTGTGCGTAGAGTAGCTTGGTTAGTTACTGCTGCCATAATTTATCTCCCTTTGGGGTTTTTAATAATATTACCCGTCAATAATTGGGGGTAGTTCTGTATAACTATATCTCTAATTCTCTGCAGTTCGTGAGCACTATTTTGCGAGTCGTGCACATCTATACCGAATTTAGTTTTTATATCTACAGCTACTATATCTGGAATAATAGCAAATGATCTAAAGTTTTGTTTTTGGTTAGCAAACATGCTTTTTGTGGCTGCTCGTGATTTAGAAGCATAGTCTAAATAAGCTGATACATCCTGTGTGGCTCTGAATTCACCATTCTTGCCATATGTATCTTTAATAAAATTACTCATTTTAATTCTCCGATCTAAGGTTGAATACCTTTACTTAAATATACTAATATAATACATTTAAATAAAGGCAGCCCCGAAGGGCCACCTATATTTTGTACAAATGTTACTTACGCAACAATTACGCCAATACCAGAAATCATTCCAGATGCAAATGAGTTTCTGCATTCTAGAGTAGTTTCTTCGATCATCATAGCTGTTGTGCTATCACCCTGTACACCAACATCAGCTGTATGTAGAGGACGTAAAGTAGCCATCGCCCACCAACTTGGGTCGTAAACGAGAACATCCGTAGCTCCACCTAGCCCATCACTCTTGTCAACGCTACTAGCGAGACCTTGAATGTAGTTAGGTATAACTTTCACTAAACCAAAGTCACTTTCGTAAAGCTCAACAGATTGTCTGATTGAGCCTAGTTCGTCAATATTACGACGAACGTTAGAAGCAGCTTGCGCTAAAGCAGAGAAGTTACGTTTTTGAGTTGGAGACATCATAAGTACTGTTGCCTTTCCACCTTCTTCGTAAACTCTTTGCATTACTTCATCAACGTCACTTAAAGCAAGTGAGTGGGTACCAGCAGTAGCAGCGGCACTCGTAAGACCAGCGGCAGTACCAGCTGCAGCTGTATGAGTACCTGAAGCAAATGCTGGGGTACTAGCAGAAACGTCCCATGTGTTATATGCAGGTACCCATGATTGGTATCCGCCCATAGTACGACCAGCGTTCGCGCCAACACCATCAGCTCCGCCAGAGCCATTAGTTACTTGACGTGCGCCAACTAGTGCGTGCTCTAAGTCACGCTTAAGCTCAGTACCTTTCTTCTTCATTTGATACGCAAACTCAGAGTTGCGCCCAGCCTTAGAAACACTATCAAGAGTCTTAGAAACTTGAATGTGCTTAGTAAGGATCTGGGAGTAGTTACCAACACGGGCTGTGCTGGTACTTGCAACAGCTGATGCTGAAAAGTCTGAACCTTCAGCTTGAGCATTCGCAGCAGGTGCTGCTAGCTCATCAGTTTGCCACTCATGAAAAACGGCTGTGGCTTTTTTGTTACCAATAGAAGATAAAAACGGAGTTTCATCTCTGGTAATCATAGTTATAAAAGATGCCAGGTCTTCCTTTTTACCCTTGGTATCTTCCGTTCTAAATATTGCCATTTTAATTTTTCCTATAAAATATTACAATTGTTAAGAGATAAGAAAGATTAATTGTCAAACATTCCATCTACCAGTCCTGCTAGGAAAGAATCAGTTTGATTCTCTGTAGCGTCTCCTGATAAGACTTTCTTGCGTAACTCCTTTTCTTTCTCATTAGTTTTAGCCTTTTTGCTCACAGGCTTAGTTGCCTTAACACTTTTAGTAGGAGCTTTCTTGCGCTTCTGGACTGCAACTTTCTTGCTGTCCTTTAAAGCCTTATAATCATACATTAACGCAATCACTTTAGGATCTATAACGTTTGCAAACTCAGGAAAACCTAAGTCTTTTACTGCCCAGTTAACCACAGATTCGTAGTTATCTTGCCAGCCTGGCAGATCCGTATCTAATGCTGAAATAGCTTGTTCTTTATTTGCTTGTAATGCAGCTGCGTCTGCTTGAGTCTTTTCAGAATTAGCCTCGTCTTTAAGACGTGTAGCTTCGTTCCTCTTAGATTCAAGTTCTTTAGCTTTATTACGTCTAGCTTCTTGCCATTTAGGCAATTCGAACATATCATCATCATTTATTAATTGCTGTATTTTACGATCATACGCTTCTAGCTGTATTGCGTCGCTATCAGTTTGACTAGCAAGCAATTCAGCATTTTGAGATTTAAGCGCAGTAGCTTCTTCTGCAAGTGCCTTAGCTTCTTTTAGCTGTGCACTGGCTTCAATGGATTTCTTGTTAGAGCTTTGAGCAGTCTGGTAACCTTTGATTAACTCAGCCATAGATACAGTCGACTCTTCACCATCAATCTTAACTGGTACTTCATATTCCATATCTAGTTCTTCGCTATCATCTTCCACTTCTTCTTCAGAGTCATCTGCATCCTTCTCAGTCTCTTCTTCTTCTTCAGTTTCTAGATTATCATCATTGCTCTCATCTTCTAATAGTTCAGTCTCGGGCGCCTCAGCTTCATCACTCTCTGCTGCTTCCTCCACTTCGTTATCAATATCTTCGCTGGGTAGATCCTCTTTTGGTTCATCACCAAAGAACTCGCCCGCTAGACCTTCTAACATTGCATCTTCATCAACCAAATTTACTTTAACATCCCGACTATTTGTTAGGGTAGTTTCTAAACTCTCTGACATTACATAATCCTCCTATAGATTATTCTTTATTTGGTAGCAGCTTTCTTAATAGGTGCTGCTGCCTTTTTAACCTTTTTAACATCCTGTTTTTGGGACTCACGCTCAATTATATCTTCAAAACGGGCAATAAGGGCCTGTACCGAAGTAAGTTTTTCG